TCCATATTAACCGAGTATGTTCGTTAATTGGACTATTATTATCTTTTAAGTGATTTGTAAAGAAACTCTAGTAGATTCTGGTTTTGATATAGTATATGGCAAATTCCGTTTGCTAATGAATTGCAAGATATTTCTTCAGCTTTTGCACTTAAATCTATTTTATATTCGTCATGTAGTAAGTGGAATAGTTCGTGCAACAAAGTATTACTCATTTCAATAGGGTCTAATGATTTGTCTATAGTCATTAAGTTTTTGCTTGATTCAAATTCGCCAAACATATTTTTCTTAGAAGCTATATCGTGTTCAATGAAGTCTAACTTAATCAGTCTGCTTCCAAAGACTATCTCGTTAGGTAAGTTCATTATATTTTGCCTTTGTATTTAATTAAAATTTCCTTAACATGATTTGTGTATAAAATGCTAGTAGAAAAGCTATCTAGTTTCTCAACTAACTTCATTGGGTCTTTTGTCTTGTTTCTTAGGTTTCTAAATTCAGAATAATGATGGTTGTTGTTAATAGTATTAAGGTAATCAGCTACACTTTTGCATTTTGTATTGTATGTTTTTATTCTCCAGTTAATTGATGGGTCTTGTTTTAATGGCAGTATTCCTTCTTTTGACCAAACTCTTATTCCAAATAAATTATTTCCAAGTTCAGCAAAACGTGAAGTGCCAAAGTTGCTCTCAACTATTGATTGTGCGATTATAAGACTTGTTGGTACATGCTGATCTTTAGGCAAATCAAGGTTAATATAATTTATGCACTTAGTTATAGTTGTTATGTATTTGTCGCTGGAACTTGTGTCTATCTTGGGTTCATAGAATGAACCTATTGCTTTGATGTGCTTAATTGTTTCTTGCCTGATCTTTTCCTTGACAGCTTCATTGGGGAAAAATCCCCCTATGAGGAATACAGAAAATAGGAATATAGCTATAATTGTATAGTCGTAGAACTTCTGCGACATAAATTTAATGTTCATTATTTTTGAGGTTACGATAACCTTCCAGCTTTACAGCTTATCTGATTAGATTATTCTTCAGTATCTTCATCTTCTTCTGAATCTTTAAAATCTTCATCTGAATCATTATCAAATTCAGAATCTTCTTCTTCGTATTCATCAAGTGAAGCTTCTACTTTGTCCCTGATCTTAGCATTAAGATCATCAGCTTTATCTAAAAGCTTTAGGATTTGTTCTAGTGTTTTGTCCATAACTACATTTTCCATTTAGTTAATAACGAATCACTAATGTTATTTTGTAATTATGTAAATATATAATTATCCTAGAGTTAAATAGTCAATAAAATCAAGAGTTTAATTTTCGCAGAACCCATTTCTCATAATCCTGAGCATCAAGTCGTTCTTTCATAATTTCGTATTCGTTCTTGTCTCTTGGTTTTTCAATGATCTTAGTTTTTAAGCTTTGCAGTATAGGTATTTCAAATTTCTTATGTTTATTAGTCATACTGCTAAGATTTACCTTATTTTTATCTATACTAGTAGTATTAGTATATATGGTTGTTGTTCTGTGCAGCGATTCTTGTTTCACCTCTGGTGGTAAATCTTGATATTTGCTATATTTAACAACAGAAAAAACACTTAATCGTTTGTGCAAAGTTTGTTTCACATTACCTGACTTAACTAAGTTTTTTATAACAGTTGTTATTTTTCTTGTAGATAAATTAAACTTTTTAGCCAAGTCTCTGTAAGCAATAGATATTTCACCTCTTTTAAGATTTATAAGCTTTTTTCTGTAAATAACTTGTACTGGCTTATGAGAAGCCATAGCCACTAGATATAAAAATACAGCAACTTCTAATTGATTGTTAAAATCGCTAGAATTATAAATTTTCCGGTGTAGTGCTATCCAACCATTATTCATTTTAAATCTTCCTTAACAAGTTCTATTACTTTACTTGTAAAACCTTTTAATCCATTTTTCTGTGTATCTTTAATACTTGCGTAAGCTGAGAACCAACTTTTTTTATAGTGCTTACCAATCTCATTGTATGATTGATTTGTTATTGCCCTGATGACTGCCAAGCAAACTTTTTTATGTGGAACTTCAAAGAAGTTTATTTCTTTATAAAGTTTTGTGTTGCAAAGTATCTTTTTTGTTGAGTCTATAATGTTCTGCGTAGTTAAGTTTACCATTGTATTTACCTTCACTCTTTCCTTTGTTGATTTTATCGCATGGAGAAATTGTACTTATCTTCATGGCGATAGCAACTGGGTTTATATTAAATTTATAGAAAAAAGCAAGTTCTCCTATTTTGTGTTGGAGTACATGACAATTATTACACATTGGTATTGTAAAAAAATCGTCTCTTACACCCTTACCAACATTACCTAGTTTAGGGATTGACCTTATATGGCAGCATTGAACTTCAGTATCATTACCACAAACAACGCATGGAAAAGATGCTACAAATCTTCTGTGCTTCTCAGAGTGGATTATGTTTGCCTTCGGTATTTGCACTACTTATATTTTTTAGCTTTTTGTCTGGCCTTAGATGCAACTGATAAAGCTATTGCTATACTTTGCTTTTGAGAATGGCCTTTTTTGAACTCCCTGCTAATATTCTTTGAAATGCTTTTAGAACTGTAACCTTTAATAATTGGACTCATTTATTCTCCATTGGTTTAACGTGGGCAAAAAAGGGAAGGCACTTTTCTACCCACAATTACAATTACATTAGATAGAACAAAATGGCAACACTTTAAGTCATTGTTTTTAAGGCATATTACTTTTATATTATCCACAAGTATTTTGATATTTAAAGTTGCAACAAGAAAACAAATCATTATATTGTTTTTATATTAATAAACATAAAGGGAAATATGAAATATATAATTAAACTAAACGACAAAATTATAAGCAAAAGAAATACTATAAGAGTTTATAATTATTGTTGGGTAAGAGTTGTCCAAAGAACGGAAACTACTTATTTTTATAAAAATACTGGAGAAACAATTTCTTTTAAAGACAAATATCCATTTACAAAAGAAATAGTTTTAAATGGTCAAATGGTTAATCAAAGTGAAGATTCTTATTGGGAATATAAAGATCACATTGACGAAACAAAAACTATTACAAAACTTTTAAATGATACTTATGTTTTTAATGAGTGTTCTTTAAACCCAAATTCAAGCTGGGTTGAATGGAAACAAAGTAGATTACTATTTTCTGAAATGGGTAAATTTTCAGAAGAAGTAAATGGTGTTAGAACTGTTGAGTTCAAGCACTATGCAAGTACAGAAAAAAAAGTAGCTTAATAAATTAACTGGGTGGTGTAAAAGCCACCCAAAACAAAGGAAGGAAATATGAACTGTCTAAACTGTAAAGACTTTGGAGTTAAAAAATCTTGGGACGGGTGGAGAACCTATGCCAATGTAAGTGATGGTACAAATAGTGGCTTGATGCCAATTAATTGGGCTAATGGTTTATTTAAAACAAAATCAGCAGCAAACAAATCAATTAAAAAATTAGCAGCAGAATGGGGTTGGAACAAATGAAAAAAGAAATACAAGTTAAAGTTAGTGGTAATATGCTTGAAGAACTAAAATATCTTTCATCATTACCATCAATAGAAGAAGATAAAAAAGCATATAAGATTAAAAAACAAATAAATAATTATCTTTATGAATTTAATACTTATGGTCTTTTAAAACCAAAAGAAACTATTATTAATATCAAACAAGAAGAATTTAAGATTTGGTATTTTTGGTGGTTGTTTGAAAAAAATGAAACAAGTTTAGAATCAAAACAAACTGGCTTAAAATATAATAAAGATTTACACGCAGAACGTATGGAACTGTTTGTTAAACTTATGAATTATTTTTCTCCTATAATAGCAGCAGAAGCATTAAAACGTGGGCAAACAAAACAAGAAGATAAAACAATAGCTACTTACAACATAACAATTAATTAATATGAAAAAACAATTAGCAAAACTATTAAAAGCTTATCATAAGAAGTTTGATTGCTTTGGGAACTTAATTAAATGCAAAAAAAAGAAATAGAAATGATCTTTTCAATGACTGATTTTGAAATGAAGCTTGTATTAGAGTCTATAAAAAAGACATTAGTTGAAAAAACAATGGAAAATAATAGACATAATACTTCTTTGAAAAGACTGCAAATCAAAATAGTAAGAATGGTAGAAAGACAAAAACCTTATGTATGAACTAATTAATGATGTTGGATTTTGGTGGTTTTGTTTTTCAATTATTTTGGCAATTTTAATATGGGAGAATGGTAAATGAGTAGAGAAAATAAAGATGGATTGTTATTTCTGGTAGCATTTGTTATTGGAATTGCAAATATTTTATTAATGTATTTTTTATTATATTAGATGAAAAAATCTATTGATATAGATATACTGAATGGTTGTGCTGAAATTATGCAAAAGTATTTTGTTGTACAGGAATTTTCAGGAAGCAAAATATCAAGCTATGAAAAAGCAATTTACAACGCATTAAAACTAGCTATAAAAGGCAAAGGCAAAGATGAACTTTTTAAAAAAAGATAATAGTAAAGCATTAGGAGATTCCATTATGCGTGTTAAAATGGAAGAAGCTTTAAAAAAGTACCAAGAACGATTAGAGAAACAAAAACTGGAGAAGGCAAATGACAACAAAGACAGATCACAAACTAGCAACTAGAGTCTTAGAAATTTTAGTAAAGAATCGTAGAACCGAAACTTTATTGGAATACATAACTTTAGCTTGGAAGCAAAAACCAATTTTAAAAAAAATTGATATTGCTAATATCCAAACTGAAGATTACTTAACCAAAACAAATAAAGGGAAAAATGAAAACATTATTAAGTTTAATAATTATTTTATTGCTAAATAATTGTAGTACATACTCGCCAATAATTGACTCCAAAGGGAGATCAGGAAGTTGGAATGAAGCCAGAGCAACGGAGATCACAGATGATATACACCATTGTAGAATGTTAGCTGACCAACATTTAACTTCAAGCACAGAAGCACAAGCTTGGATTATTACTAATATACTTCGTCCAATGTCGCTGGGTGTTGTTCAGGTAAGTGAAGATACTAAAAAAAATTACATTAAAAAATGTTTGGCTGGACGCAACCATAATGTGATTAACTAGGAGAAATATGATAACTGTAAAACAAGAAATAGAACGACTATTTTTGAAGTCTCAAAAGAATCCACATATTGTTCAAACTTACTTTGAATACTATTATGCTCTTTTAGATCACAGCGATTTAACTTTAGATGAGTTCTATAAGTTATATCCACAATATGATGTTGAAAAAACAGACTCATTATATTGGCAACAATTTATGAAACAATGGAAGGAAACATGGACACAAGACAAAGCATAACAAACACATTAGCAAGTAACGTAAAGTTCTTGCGAATAAACACTAAAGTAGAAGAAGCAGTAACTGGTAAAGTCAGATATATGAGCCAAAGACAATTAGCTGAATTTATTGGTTCAATAACACAACAGGTTTCTAAATTTGAACTTGCAAAAAACCAAATGAGTGCAATTCAACTTTATAAAGTTTCAAAACTATTTGAAGTTTCTGTTGATAGTTTGTTTGGAGATTTAACCAAAACAGACTATAAGAAAACAATTAAACAAGATATTTATGCTTGAAGTTTTATTTATAGTAATAATTTTTATTGTATTATTATATCTAATAAGCATAACAAACTAATAAACAAAAAAGGGAAGGTAAAATGGAAGAAATCAAACTATACGAAGGCAAAGAAACATTATTCTTTGACCAAGCTGCACATCAATACTTTTGGAACAATGAACAGTTGCCTAGTGCCACCGGCATAACCAAAATATTGACACCGGCAAACGTGATCGGCATGTGGAGTTCTAAAATTTGTAGCGAAGAATTTAAGAAGTTAATTAGAGCAGGTGTTAGCTATGATGAGATTGAGTTAATTAAAATTGCAGATCAAATTAAAAAAGCACCAAATCAAAGTATGGGAGATGCTGGTTTAATTGGAACTCAGGTACACAATTTAATTGAAGATTATATTCATAAAGGAATTACTCCTGAGATTATTAATCCTGAGATTAAAAAATCATTTGGTAAATTTAAAGAATGGTATGATAAACAAGAAGGCCTAGAAATTGTTTTTACTGAACGCAAAGTTCTTAGTCGTATTCATAAATTTACTGGAACTCTTGATGCTATATTTAAAAACAAATCTGGCGAACATATTATCTATGACTGGAAGTCTAGTTCAGGAATTAGAGATTCTATGTTTGTCCAAATTTATCTTTATAAGATTTGTGTTAAAGAAGAACTTGGGATTGATGTTAAGCAAGGTGTAATTGTTAATTGCACTAAGCAAGGTAAATTAAATATTAAGGAATTTCCAATAAACGAAATACAGGAAGAAGTAGCGATTGCCTGTCTAAAAATGTATCGCTACTTAAACCAAAAAGGAGAAAAATAACATGAACGTACAAGGAGTAATAAAATACGTTTACGATAACAGACTTGGAAAAGACGGAATGACCAATAAATTTCCTAATTTCAAATTTGGAATCGGAGAACAACAAATAGTTTTATGGAGTGCCATACTCCACCCTGCCATATCTAAGGGAAAAACTGTTTCCGTAACTTGTGGTGCTTCTAAAAAGAATGGTAGTTTGTTTGTTCTTACTAAAGAAGATAAAAGCCCAATGATACAGGAGTTGCCTACTAGTGCTAATGCCAAACCTGATGTTAGCTTCAATGTTGATGACTTTGAGTCTGAAAACTTTAACGAAGCAGTAACTAGTATTGAAAAAGACATGGCTAGTTCTCCAGTAGCAACTAAAGCTTTTAACAAAGATGAATATATGTTTGTTATGGCTTTGGCTAAATCAGCTATTGAATCTGGTAAAGTTAATGTTAATAAGGAAGAAGTTGATTTGTTGATTAAGGATTTAAAGTTCTTATTCCAAGTTAATTTCTGTAAATAATATTCTTATGGCGAGGGTTCTTTTTGATTCGTAGAATCTCATAAATCCCTTATGACACTCTCGCCATATACTTGCAAAATGTTATAAAAAATATATAAGTAAAATGACAAAGGCAGTTAAAGAACAAACAATAGAATGTACTTTGATAATTAAAGAATTATTCAGTAGTACAGAAGATGCTTTAACTGAAAATAAACAAGGTACAATTATTTCGGTAGATATAATTAATACAAAGTTTATCAGAAATAATATTAAACTATTTGATGACACAACAACAAGTAGTTCAAACGATCAGGAACAGAAGCCAAAAGATTCTGAACTTGGAACTAGAATATAAAATGAAGCTTGAAAAAGCCAAAAGACTTAAAGACATTTTAAATTCTAAGTATGTGTTTGAATTTGAAAAGCTACTTAGTAAGTAATAAGTAGTACAACTATAAACTGTAAAGGAAGGTATGCACGATCTTGCTCTAAAAAACCCCGATCAAATAAAACAAGAATTAGATTCTATCTCAGAACAAATGTCAGAAGCATTATATACTTTTAGACGTTGCGAAGAATTTAAGAAAATTACATTTAGCCAAATAACTTTAACTAAGAAATTAGAAAAAAACTGCTCTGTTTCGGAAGCTGAAAAGTGGGCTTATTCAGATCAGAACTATGCAACAATAATTGAAGGTTTGTTAGTTGCAGAAAAGAACTATTCTATTCTTAAAGGTAAATATGCAAATCTGCAGAGTTGGGTAGACCTCTATCGCAGTTGGCTAGTTACACAAAGAGACTTGGCTAGATAAATGAATGATAAAAAATACATTGAAAACTTTAATCATCAATCTTATGAAGTACGCAGCAATAATTATTTATCTATTACTGAATCTCGCTTTACTGATTATTGTACTGTGCGTGGGTATCTTTATAAAAAGCTTGGTCTTAATGCTGTCAATGATAGCCAAAACTTTTCTGAAAGTGTCATACCACTTTACAGGCACTTGCCACTCATATTCAAGGGGTTACCAGACTACTTCATTTACAAATCAAAAGAAGAACATGAAAAAAGTGGTAATCAGGAAAAATGCCAATGGTTCGTTGAATTAAAAAATGCAACTTGGGAACAGGGTAAGACTTTAGCTAAGATTAAAGTTAGAGATTTAAAAAGATATACTTACTTTGAGCAGTCTTTTACAAATCATCATACTAGATTTACTATTTGCTTTCCGTTGGCCGATAAAATTATATTTAAAAGTGTAGATCAAATATTAAGGTTATTGCCAAAATCGCAATTAAAAAAGTTTCCAAATGATGGAATAGAATATTTTGAAATTGTAATAGGTTAATGTATATTGTTTGAAATGTTGTCATCATAATCCCACCAGTTACATTTTTCCACTTCGTAATCAACATGAGTAATTCTTAACTTTTTAACGTGCTTTAATGAAGCTAAAAAAGAAGAACAGTTTGCAAAAGAATCAGTATCAAAGAACTTGCAATAAGCTATATCTTCTTTAAGATTATCTTTGTTCACCCTTACAAAACTTATTGAGTATGTAACGTGATAGAAATTCATTTAATTTCTTTAATTATCCGTTTTGATCTTCTTTATTTTGTACTGGTCTTGTTGCTAAAGTTCTAGCAATAGATTCGCCAGATCGTCCAACTACATAACCACCAAGTCCAATGTTTAAACAAGTCCAAACATCAGATGGTAATTCAATGCCAACTTTTTTAGAAAACAAAGCTAAGATAATTGGTGAGATAATATAATTAAGAACTAATATACCAATTAAAATATACATAAGTAATGGTCTCCAAGAACTTGCAAACCACCCAGCTTTTGCTTCGGCTTCTACTATTCTTGCAGATGCTTTTAATTCTTCAGTTCCTGATTGAAGTAATTGCATATTCAAATCAGCTTTTAATTTCTCCTGCAAATCTTTATCAGGAATAGATTTCTCTATTGATTTAAAAACTGTATTTAAAAGTGGTGCAAAAGCACCAAGCATTGGAAGCATATTAATCTACTGCTACGATTGAAAGATCACCAGCAGAACTAGAAGATCTTATGAAAGCTACTTTATGACCAGATATAAATGAAAATATTTCTACATGGTCAGGTGGCATTAATACATCTGAAGTAGTTGCTGTTGGGTTAGCACCAAATTTAATATGTGCTTCAGTTCCTTTTGTTGCGACTCTAATTAAACCAGAACCAGTAATTATTACTGCTGATTGTGCTGTTGATGTTCCGACAGAATAAACCAACGGAGTAAAATCAGGGTCTAAATTTGTTATGTGTGTTATTTGTGCCATTAGATAGTTACAGATTCCATAGCTGTTACAGTCGCAGTTCCAGTAGTCCCAACTAATCCTAAAAGAGCAACTTTGTCTCCACTTGCCATTTTAAAAAAAGAAGTTGAACCTGCAGGAAGTAATACGTCAGCAGATGTAGCAGTTGGTGTTCCAGCTATTTTCATATAGCAAGAATGAGTTACTGCGATTCTTACTAAACCATTAGATGTTGAAACTGCGTTTGTTGTAGCTACTGATGAGTTTGTTAAGCTAATTAATTGTGATGAATAATTTGAATTGTCTATTTCTTGTATCATGTTCTTTAAATGTTCCTTATTGTAGTGTTTAAACCCTTAAATTACCTCTAAATTTTGATGAGATAGAAGTTTTTAAGCTAGTTCTCATTATAAAGCCACAATGCCTTAAAATGCTTTAAAATTGATTTAATTGATATTACTTACTTTTAGATGAATCTATTAGTAGTTCTATATAGTGTTTAGCTTTTTCTAAGTCTAAAACTCCACCCTTCTCTTTAAATCTTAAAATATACTTTATGACATTTCCTTCTACAAATCCAATATTATTTTTAACTATAAACTCAATAGGTTGAATCTTGTATTTAAGGTAGTGATTGCCACCAACTTGTTTTTTAGATGACTTCATAGATAGTTCTTCCGTTTCCTTTGTATGCTTTTAAATACATCTTACGATTTCCTGAAGTTTTATAAGAACAATGAACCCAACCAGAATTAGGTTGTTCAGGTTTCCAAAATTCTAAAATACATTGGTCAAAATCTAAATGATTAACTATCCAATCAGAAACTTCTTTATTAGGTATTCCAAGTATTTCAAAATCTACTGCCATTCCAAATGCGTGTTGGCTTGTAGCAGAAGAACCTATTGCTTGGCATAAAGCAGGAGAACGATAACCAGAAGTTATTACAATTTGACTATCAAAGTTATTGCTTACAGGTTCAAGAATAAACTGTACTACGTTTTGTAAGTTAATAAGAATTTCATCTGTTGGAGTGTTGTCTATTCCAAGTCTAATTGCTGTGTCTGAATAAGTAAGTTCTTTTATAGAAAAACTTTGAGTCATTAAATGTAGATATTGTTATCCCAGTCTCCGTTACGTTTTAAATACATTGGTGTTAAAGAAGGCATACCATTAGTTATTAATCCACAAGATAGAATCGGTTTCTTTAAATTAAGTCTCATATAATTCATAGCAAGTGCATCTTTGTTAATTAAGCAACCAACAGTCATTCCAAAGTTTAAATGAAAATCATTTCCATGAAATCTTACTTCGCTGATAGTATGATAATGACCCTGAACTACTGACAGAGCATATTGAGCAACTGCTTTAGAAACATCAGGTGAGAATTGATGTCCAAATAATATTCTTCCTTTGCCTGTGTCTATAAAATGTTTTTCTTTCCAGTTCCAACCATTACCAACTTCTAATATTTGATTGTAAGACTTAATAAAAGACTTTGTCATTCCTTTTGCCATAGCACGTCTTAAAACCATAGAACCATGATTTGATTCTAATAAAGTCATTTGTGGAAATAGTTTATGTAGTCTATGTATTTCTTTTTTACCAAGTTCTAATTCATCTTTTGGAGATGGAAGATCAGGGTCAATAGTGTGAGATACATTGATAGAATGAAAATCCATTTCATCACCAATATTAACTACTGTATCTGGTTTATATTTAGCTTTAAGTTTTGTAAGAAATCCATGCCAGTCTTTATGAGCAAATGGAAAGTGTAAATCAGATATGACTAATATTCGCTTATTTTTCATATACCTTTCCTGTTAGTTGTATTTGTATTACTTAGCAAGGAATAAAGTTAATAGTGCCATGCTTAAAGTACCTAGTGCAATAAAGATTGACCAGAATAGCTTTTCTAAACGTCTCTCCAATTTATATACTGAACAAGACAATATTTTGATTGAATTTTTAATGCCTGTAATATGTCCCTTTAGACTAATTAATTCTTCGTTTGTAGTTCGTGCCATATATACCCAAATAATGGTATTTGTTTGTTATCTAGCTAAAGGATTTGAACTAGATGCTCTAAGTTCTTTTATTTGAACTTTAAGCAATTCAATTTCTTTTTGTGCGATAGCTAAGTCTTGTTTAATCTGTCCAGCTTTAGAAGGGTCAATAGAATCAATTTTTGACATGATTTCTCCGTACTTAATAAAGCCACCACCAATAACACCTATGATAGTTACTGTTGCTATAATTTCTTTTAAGTTATCTCTAATCTTTGTAAGCATTTAACCTCGTTTACCTTTTAACAATTCTAGTTGAATAATGATCTCGTTTTGTTCTTCTTGTATATCATTTAATATTTTTTGTCTAGCTACCAGAGGGTCTTTGGATATGTAAGAGTTTAAATTAACATTTTGGTAAACTGGTTCTTGTGCCAAAGTATATTGCATAAAGAAATCAGGATTAGGAACTCCCACCATTTGTCTTTGCTGATAAAATGGTTTAGATTCATATACACTTAAACTAGGTTGATTAATTTTTAATGCGTCAATTTTTATCTCTTGTACTGATTTTACTTTTAAGTCTCCTATTTTTATTTCCGTTCCTACTTTACTGTCTGTTAGTTTTGTTTTTACTTCCTGTGGTGTACTTGTTGCAGTTTGTTTTTCTTCGGTTACTGAAGTCTTAGTTTCCTTAGGAGTTTCTTTAGTTTCTTCCTTAGCAACTTCTTTAGGTGTTTCTTTAGCAGTTTCTTTTGTTTCTTCTTTTGGAGATTCTTTAACTACTTCCTTAGGTGCTTCTTTTACTATTTCTTTTGGTGGTTCAATTTGTTGTTCTGCAATTTTTTTATCTTCAGGTGGTGCTTGGATAATAAATGGTGTTGTGTCTCCCACAAACTCTTTAATCATTACTGGTTCTTGAACTGGTGCTATTGATGCAGGAACAATAGATATGTTAGTGTTTTGTAATGTAGTTAATGCAGTTTGAGTTGAAGTATCTAATGGACAAGTTGATGGAGTATTTTGCCAACAATAAATTATCTCAGTTGTAGTTATTAATTCAGAAGTAGTTTGAGTATTAATTTTATTATAAGAAACACTAATGCTTGGAGATGCTACATCATAGCCACTATAATTTGATGATGCAGAATTAAAATCAAATCTTAACTTTCCTGAGTAAGTATTATTGTTTGAGTTAATAATTATGTTATCTAATGGAATGTAAGTATACCCAGCTATGTTACCAGCACCATTTCCACTTGCTGTATTGCTAGACAAAAATCTATTTTGCGTAATTACTTCTCCAGTAGTTAAGTTCATTACTGATTGAGATATTGTTAAACTCTTTTGATTATTAAACCAACTATCAACATAAGCAGAAGCAGATTGAGTAAATCCTAAATTCTGTTCAGCTTTGGTTATCCCAATAGAAGTATAAGGAGATGTAGTCTCAGCATAAGAACTAGAACCTTTGCCTGTAATATAATTACAACCCATATCACTAGAACCACCAGTTATATTTGTTCCAGTCCAATTAGATGAGCAGAAGTTTTTATTAACTAGTAAGTTACCTGTGTTGTAAGGAAGTATTGTAGTTGTAGTTGTATCAACTTTAGTAATTGTTATTTTAGTTGCATCTCCAACTTGTGGAGTGTTTGGAGTTATCTTAACGTCTATGATTTGAGAGTATGCTGTACTAAAGAATAATAAGCTACTTAGTATTAGCTTTAGTTTCATCTTCTTTTCGTTTATCTTCTATGATCTTTAATTTCTCAACATATAAATTATAATCTGGTCTAAGCTTATCGTATTTTAACCATTGAGCAGTTGCGTCAGCACCAATCTTTCCTTCAAATGGACATGGTGTTCCTGAGTTCTCCATAGCATGAAATACTCTTGGGTCTTGGCATAAAATAGAAACAGAAGCTACTTTCATTCCTAGATCATTTAATACTTTAGATAGTTTAATTCTTTCGCAGTTTTCATCTCTTGTGTAGTTACCACCTGAGAATCCAAAACCTACTGTTGATACTCCACCTGAATAACCAACTACACATAAATCTTGTGAATAAGCAGACATAGAAGGTGCAGAAGCCATAGAAGCAACTCTTGTATCTCCAGTATAAGAAGTTGTATTAGAAGTTGTAGTTGAGTTTACAGAAGAACCAGATTCGTAAGTTGAAGCTGATGATGAAGTATAACCACCAGAAATGCTTGTATTAGAACCAGCAGTATTATTTTGAGTAGTAGTTTGTGCAAACGTAGCAACGAAACTTAATGCGATTGTAAAAGCAATAAAGAGATATAGGATTTTTTTAAGCATAAAATATAATTATGCCTTCCAACTAGAAGTTGTTTTACCAAAGTTAGCTTTAAAAGTCTATTTAATGTTTAAATGAATCTTAATTGATTCTATGAAGTCGTTAATTGCAAGTTCGTACTTCCAACCTAAGTAAACACCTATAATAATTCCAATTATTAAATATATCATGTAATTGTTATATTTTAAATTTGCAAAATCTGCAAGATGTGTTTTTCCTTCAAACAAATGGAAGTGGGGTTTTGAGCTTTGCAGGTGTTTCTCCGAGTGCTGGACAAATTATTCAAGTAGTTAATGCAACAGATTCAACTGGAAGATCAACTACATCAGGTTCTTACGTTACTGGTTCAAATACATTATCAGTAACTATAACTCCTTCATCTGCTTCTAATAAAATATTTGTTACAGCAAGTGTTGGAGTGCAAGTAACTGGCACTAATAATACTGCAAATTTTACTGTATATAGAAATGGAAGTACAAATTTAGGTGGTGGCTCAAATAATGGTTTAATAGCTACTTATTCAGATGCTGGTAATACTTGTGAAGGAATAGATATTTCTCTTTTAGATTCACCTTCAACAACTTCTGCAACTACTTATCAAGTTTATATGAAAACTGATACTGGCGGAACAATATATGTAAATGCACAAGGAATGAAAAATTCAATAACAGCATTTGAAGTAAAAGGTTAATTATGAAAATAGGAATTTGTCAAACTATACTAGCTTTAAATCCTACTGCTGAAGTTTCTTGTTCAGATGATGATGTTAATCAAATTATTTGGGAAAACGGAACTACACCAATATCTAAAAATACTATTCTTGCTAAACAATCTGAACTACAAGCACTAGAAGATGTTTACGATAATAGACGTAATGAATATGGTTCTGTTGTATCTCAATTAGATGAGATTTATCATAGTGGTTTAGATTCGTGGAAAGCAAGATTAGCTAATATTAAAGCCAAATATCCTAAAGAATAGACTTAACTTCTTCTTCAGTTAAACCAAGTGCTTTTAACTTAGTAATAGCTGAGTCTTTTCTAATTTGTTCTAACGCAAGTTTTTCTTGTTTTAATTGTTCTGCATCAATAACATTTTGATTTTCAATCTGCATTTGATTTAATTCTTCTTGTGTTAAATCAACTAACTGATTTCCTTGTGGAGTTATAATTAATTTTTTCATTTAATTCCGTATAAAGTTATTTTATCTATTGTGAATGTATAACCAGCTTGATTTAAAATAGTTATCCCACTAATTGCAGATGTAACATTGTGTACTCCTGCACCAGCAGTCCAAGTAGCATATGAACCATCTAATCCATTTGTAGTCCAAGTAAATGCTTTTGCATAACTAGTTCCAAGTGGATTATAAATTTCAATAATTACATCATTTCTTCTTGTTGTTGAAGCCGACCAATATCCAATATGAAAATAATCTGTTTCACTAAGATATACATCTGCTGGTTGATTAGATTGATATTCAGTAGCCATGTCATAGCTACCAGTTTGTGCTGTGCCAGATTTATTAACTTTAAAATTAATACGATTAGCTGTATTCATATATCCACCATTTAAGTATAAAATATATTTGTCATAAGTAGATGTAAAGTAACCATCTATACTTACTGCTGAACTTGCACTTGCACTTGTAGATAATAGTTTAACAAAATCCGAGCCAACCGAACTGAACGACAAAACCCCACTTCCATTTGTTTGAAGCACTTGACCTGAAGTTCCGTCTGCACTTGGTAGAGTTAAAGTTAAATTTGATGCGATTGTGTCTGGTGCTTTTATTGCAATATAGTTTGCACCATTGTCAGTATCTTCAGGCAATCTAATTTCAGAACCAGCAGTAGCATTTCCAATTACAGCAAGAGGAGTAGAAAAACTCAAAGAATCAAAACTTAAATTCCCAGCACCATCTGTCTTTAAGAACTGACCAGCAGAACCATCAGCAGAAGGAAGAATCCAAATTTTATCAGCACTCAAACTAGCAGGTGCTTTAAAGCCAACATAATTTACTCCGTTAGCAGTAGTTTCACTAAAACGAATTTCTTTTTGATTTTGTAAAATTAAATTAACAGAAGAAGTTTGAGAAGTATCTGAAAGTGTTAAAACAGTTCCAGTAGCAGTAGTAGTTAAACCAGTTACAGAAACTGTACTGTCTAACCAGTTTACAGTATTACCTACGTGGTCAATTGTTGCTAAAGAGATGTCATCAGCACCATCGTAATACTTTAAAGTTGGAGATGTTGCTGATGTCGTATCAAGCCAAATTGTACCAGCTACAGCACCAGATGGTCTAGATGTTCCTGATTGAGATGTGTTAATAGCTTGTAATGCAGAATTAAGATCGGTTCTAAAAGAAGGGAAAGATTGGTTTGCTATTACTAAATCGTTTTGGCTCATATTCTATCTAATATATTATTTAAAATCCTTTTGCAATATAATCAAATGTTCTACTAACTCCAGTACCACCACTATTTTTAAAAGCTATATTGAAGCCATTAATAGTCTTACTGTTTAAGGTATAAAAATCACCAGTAGCCATTCCTTGATTAGTAATACCGATAGCATAATTAACAGAATAAAATGGTCTTGTAAAGGTAACAGTATAAGTTCCAGTACCACTTACTAGATCATTTCCATTTTGAATAGTATCTTCAACATCTATTGTTACACTTAAAGCAGATACAACTGGAGTAGAAGCTAAATCATCTGATCTCATCATAAGTCTAAATTTAAAATATCTAGCTGTGTAATCGCCAACTACAAAATTTCTAAAAGAAGTATAAGTTATATTGTCAGGAGATAAAGCAATTTCTAAATGAGCATTACAGTTAGCAGGAGAATCTCCGTCAAAGTTAGAAGCACTATCGTCAAATAATCCAAGATTAGAATCAAAAAGGTTATCTATATTATCAACTGTTTGTGTAAGAGAAGCAGTTACACGAACTGTGTAACTTCCACCAATGTCAATAGGAGAAGTAAATTCATAATAACCAGTTGGAGATAAATCGTATGTAGTTACACCAGCATCAAAAAAAGCAGTAGCAGAATCAAATAGTCCAACAGCAGAATCAAAAGATTCAGTAGAGTCTAATCTCAAAGCACCACTATCAACATAAACATTAGTTTTAGTTCCTGAGAATGTAGGTGATTCAGTTTGTGTTACAACAGCATTAAAGTTTCCAACCTCTAATAAGTTAGTTGATATAATAGCTTCATTAGATGAGAAGTTTCCGTTTTTATCAATCGCTTTGATTAGGTACGAACCGATACGAGCAGGTAGAGTAACTGATGTAGCTGGTCTTGCAACTTTTTCAACAAGAGAAACTGAGTTCTGCCATTCAGCACCAGTAGTTAATGTAGAGAAACGAATTGCATAATAAGCTAAGTCTAAATCTGGTATTTGTGTCCAAGACAAGTGAGCATCACGACCAATAATATTACAAGAAAAATCTTCAACATCAGCAGGTGGTAATAATCCACCGACAATAGTTCTTGATGCAGAAGTATATGTTGAACCAACTCCTAAAGTATTAAATGCTTTTACTCTTACATTATAAAGAGAACCATCTACTACGTTTAATATTCTTTGAGTTAATCCTTTTCCTTGTCCATGAATAATGTAATCAGTAGCTGTACTTAATTTGTATTCAACTTGGTAGTAATCTACAAAGCTATCTGGTGATGCACCAATAGTGCAATCCAAACAAGTTATGACAACTCCGTCTGAGTATTCCACTAGTTGATCTGATAATGTTACTGAAGCTGGTGCAGATACAGAAAATGGATTAGGTAATACAGTATCAGCTATTGTTGGTGCTTGTGATTTTGATTCCCAGACGTAAAATGAATCCTGATGTTCCTCTAAGCCAAGATTAACTGTGCTGTCAGCATTAATAGATAATGACATAACTCGGAATGGTTTAGCACTAAATCCTGTTGTATCATAAGTTGCTGTAACTATATCTCCAATGGCTAAGTTTAATCCTTCTGAAGTAATAGTTACTTCTGCCTTTAAACAATTTCTTGATCTCTTTAATATGTTCTCGCAAATTTCTTCAGCTTGATAAGGTGATGTAACATGAATCATGTCAAAACTTCTTTCAAGTATTGTATCGTTATCAGCAGATAACATTGTTGCGTATTTATCTTCTGTAGCTAATGCTGAATCGTCATAAGGTGGGTATGAAACTGTATCTGATTGATAATCTTTATCTGGGTTTGTAAATGTTCCTACAACTCTATTGTATTTCTCAGATTTGCTTTCACCTTGTAATTTAACTTCGCTTACAACATTATCTTTAGTTAATAATAATTGTGATGAACCAGTACCTTCAATAATAACTTTGTATTTACCTTGAGTGTAATTAAAGATTGCTCTCATAGGTACAAGTAATTCTCTTACATTATCAATTACTTTTTTCTCACTATCTAATACTGCATGTGTTTCAAATAAGTTAATTGCAGTTCCACTTGTGTAAGGTGTTACCTGAGTCTCGCAAGTATTTGCAGAAGTTTTAAATGAATCGTAATTAGTTTCAAACGCAGAATTAGGTAAACCTTTTCCGTATCTAGCATTTCTTAAATAGTCTAAAAGAATTAAAGATGAGTTCTTAGAATAAGCCCAAGTAGAAGCTGTGTCTTGTCTATGTGAACCTGAACCACCTTTAGTTGAATCTAATCTTGGGTCGTAAATCTTTTTACCTTTTAATGTAACTCTAACTTCTGGTATTCCACTAAATGCGTCTTGATTCCATTTTAAACGAATAGCTAAATAAGCAAGGCCAGATAACTTATGATTAGTAGTCCAGTTAGCTTGTTCTTGTAATAATGAAGATGCAGATTGATTATCTAAACCATAAAATCCTTGAACTGATATTAAGCTGCCATCTTTATAAAAATTAGTATCTGTACTATCTACTGTTCTTAATGTTCCGTCAGTTAATGCACCACTCCAAGTTACTAGTTTGTCATCAACATAAATCTCATCTATGCTTTCAATTCCTGCACCACCACCTTCGCAGAGAACCCCAGCGATATAAAGGTATTGATTATCAGCACCAGAACTTTCAACATAAACTCTTGTAAGTCCAACTTGTCTTTGACCATACACAACAGGTATTGGATTATTGTTTGCGTCTTTGTTTACTAAGATACCTTTAACTTCATCATTAGATGATTGTCTTGGTGCTTTAGGTTTTGGTGCAATTAAATAACTTACTGCTGTTGTTATTAGTGTTACTATAATTGATGTTAATAATGCTTCACCCATTAAATATGAAACTCCCTTTTAAATTTTTCTGATGTTCTGTAAATAATGTTATTGTCTTTAATTCTTAACCATTTAACACATTGATCTACTTCTAACTTTTCTCTAAAATATTCTTTAGTCCAAGACATAATCTCTCTTAAATTACTTTTAGCAATAGTTTCAATATGCCATATATTGTTTCCTGATTTCCATTCATTTGGTTTTATTTTTCCAGTAAGTTTAAATCGTTCTTCAACTGTATCGCTTAAATAAGCCCAGTTAGTAAAACCAATATCTTTTCCATCAACTCTATGAATTTGGTATTGATCTAAATTTAAAGATGGAATTACTTTTTTAACTATATCTTCGTAAGTAAGTTTATCATATCTAGGAAATTGTCTAAACAAATGAACTACTCTATATAAATCAGTCATTAAGCTGTTCCCCATTTAATCTTCTGTGCTGTTTGACTTGCAAACTCCATACCTTTATCTGTTGAGAATAATAATTTTTGAGAGTTTTCAGATGTTCTTCTTCCTTGTATCTTTTCAAAATCTGCCCAATGTGAAGCTATAATAATATTAATTGATGATGTAGTTGCGTTTTCTTCTAATGAGAAGTTAGCTATTCTTCCTTCAAATAATAAAAATGGGTCAGCTATTAAAGCACCAGTATCATCTAAGAAACCTCTATAAAGATTTGCAGGTTTATTCATGTAATCATTATTTAGTAAAAGACTAATCATTGTTGTATCTGCACCTGAGAATTTTAATGTAAGATTGTTTACTGATACGTCAGCAGTTTCTTGAACTTCAGAACTTCCTAAAAATAATGATGAAGATGTGTATGTATTGCCATTGAAAGTTAAGTTAGCAAAATGATCTGTGTAATATGTTCCTGTGCTTATACCTAAGTAAATAAGTTCTACTGGATTAAGTTTGTTTGTAGCTAATTCTGCTATGACACCAGCAGTTAATGATCTTGTCATTATAGTACCTCTATAAGATCAACTTCGTATTGGAAATAGTTTTCTGTGCTAATATTAAACTCTTGAACATCTCCAGTTAATCCGACTGTAAAATCTACATTAGAATAAATTAATATAGCATTATCAGATACAGCAGTTCTTAATGGTGGTTCAAATGTTAATGTTCCTGCACCAGAACCATTAGATGATACATCTGCCATAACCATATAAACTTTGTTCTGTCCTGTGAATCTAAAATAATCCCCTGCTTTAAATACTCCTGATGTACTATTTGCCATACCATCTATTGCTACTGAAGTTACTCCAGCACTTATAGAACCATTAACTGATATAACTCCAGTCGCTACTCCTAAAGAATTATAAACAGTAGGTGGTACAAATGTAAAAGATTCCATCTGTGATCTTTGCTTTAATATAAAAGCATTAATAGGTGCAAACTCAATTCTTGTCATAACAGGAAATCTAATTCTTAATCTAAATTTTTGTGCATCAATTTGTCTTGCTTGTCGTCTGCCAGAAGCAGTAGTTGTAACAAGAGTATTTTGTTCTGAAGATATTGCTACCGAACTTGGTGTTGGACTTGTTGGGAATGTGCCACTCATACTACGTTTGATCTACCTTTCGCATTAGCACCTTGATTAACTAAGTTAATTATAGTTGCTCTATTATCAATTAATAATTCTTTAATACCTCTAACATCATTTGCTTGAATATTAAATGTTATATTCATTCCACTTCCTAGATCATGGTTTGGTACAATAGTTCCATTTGTTGAAGGAACAAATAATTCTCTGCCACGTTCTCCTACTGTTATTGGAACACCACCTTTAACAGAACCACCTTCTGCAAATGGAGATGACAAAGCAGCATTAATAGGAGTCATTTCTCCACCACCACCACCGAATAAAGAACTTAAAAAGCTTCCACTACCACTAAATGCACTACTCATACTTGCTGCTAACTGTGCATATAGTTCTGTTGTTTTAATTTTTTGATAAGCAATATCTAAAAGTAATGTTGCAATATATTCTAATTGTTTAGAGATCATTCTAACTAAAATATCATCTACTATTTTTCTAAATGTAACTCCTAGTTTTTCTCCAAGAACTATTGACTTAGCTATTCCTAATGAAAAATCTTCAATACCTTTTTTTAAACCATCAGATATTGTTTTTGTTACACCATCTAATGAATACATTTCTTTTGTAAGATCAGACAAGTTATTACTATTCTTTTGAAACACTCCGTTTAATACGTTTTGAAAGTTTAATATTTGACTGTTAGCACCAAACTGTTCTAATGTTTTCATTAGAGTATCTTCAAAGCATTTATCAATTTCTGTTATGTTATCTATTGCTTCTTTGGTATTTGTTTTGTTAAATGGGTTAAGATCAGACCATTTAAGATTTTTAATAGTTTCTTTAAATGATTCAAATTTCTTTATAATCCAATCTAAGTTATCCCATATAAGAACTGCTGATATTGCAATACCTGCTGCTATTGCTGTAAATGGATTTGCTGCTGCAACTAAGGCCAATCCAAAAAATGCTTGTGTCAGTAATCTTATATAGTCTAATGCTTTTAAAGCTGCCATACCAATTAAAACATCAAATAAAATTACAAAATTATCTTTAATAAATACTAATGTTTTACCAAATGCTATCAATACATTTGCTAAAGCAGCACCTAATTCTTCTGAAAATTTATTTATGCTTTCACCATTTTTTTGAAAGTATTTATCTAGTTCATTTAATTGTTTAGTTAATGTTGTAAAGAATCCTTTAGACACAGCAGCTTCAAATGCTGTGACAAAATTTTGTATTGCTATTGTGCTACCGGCTAATCCTTTTTTTAAATCTTCATTAGCAGAACCAAATTTTCCTCTAGCACCAAAAGCTTTTTCTAATGATTGATTAAATCCATTAAAACTTTTGTCAGCATAATCTCCAAATCCTTGTATGCTTTTAATTCCTTTGTCTTGAAATAATCTTGCAGAGTCAGCACCTTTTAATAATCCTTTTGCTATTTGATCTGAAGCATCAACAAAACTTATTTTAAAGTAAGCTGCTGAGTTAGCTGCTTGTTCTAATTTCTTTGCTAATTCTTCTGGTGATTTAGCAACTGATAATAAATCTCCTGATGCTTGTAGTACATCTAATAAAGGTATTCTTGCTTTGATTGCGAATTGAGTTAATTGGTCAAATGCTTGGCTTCCACCATAACCTGATTTTGATAATTGTTCTAATCTTGCTCTTACATCTTCTGTTGCTTTTCCTACATCAACAAAATCTTTAACTACTAAACCAGCACCAAGTCCTAAAAGAGCATTTCTTACATTGAATATAGAATTTTTTATATCTGTAAAAGCTTTAGACGCATTGTCTATTGCATTAAGTCTTATGTTTAGTTGCTGATCGGCCATGTTCTAGTTTCTCTTTATCTGCCTTCACAGTAAAATAAGCTATCCAATAATAAAATTCATCTTGTGTCATACACAAAATTTCTTCCATACTTTTTTTTAATTCGTGACCTAGAGCAAGTATAGAAAACAACTCAGGGTCAAATCTTACTTTTTTTCGGCTTGATCGTAAGAAATACCGGACAACATTTGTGTCGCTACAGAAGCTATAACATTTGCGTCAGCATTATTCAATAATGTTAGTTTATCATCTAACTTAAATAATTTATTTCCTTCTCCGTCTTTTGCTTTTAAAACTATTGCATCTACCAATACTCCTAGATCATCATTTTTAGCACCTTTAAAAAGGTTTCTTTTCTCACCCAAAGTAAATGGTGAACAATATATTATTAAAGGTTTGCCTTCCTCGCCCCATTCAGCTACCTCAATCTTTGTTATACCAAGACTTTCAAACTGTGCCTTCACTCTATCTATTACGTTCATTATATTCTTCCTATGTTTAATTAATTAAGCAGTTGCGAATGTTAAAGCACCAGTTCCTTGAAAAGAAATTGATGATTCAACTAATCCGTCAAAAGAAGCACTTACAGATTTAGCAGTTATAATTGCTGAACCTGAATAATATTTGTCTCCTGTTGATGCACCTTCTGGGTAAACTTTGATCGTTACACTTGTTCCTAAAGCTAATGCTAATTGACCAGCATCAGTTTCGTCCCAAAATAAAGAAGCAGTACCTGACCAAGCTGTTAATCCAGCTTTGTAAGTTCTTGCTGTTGTTCCCATGTTAGAAGTCTCAATAGTATCGCCAGTTGTTTCTAAACTGAATGATCTAAGTTCTCCAACTGTATCTGTTCCTACTTTAACTGTTCCTTCTGAACCAGTATGAGTTGCCATTATGTTCTCCTTGTATTGTTAATATTAAGGTGTGCCAGAAGTGTATTGATACATTACTCGCACCACCATTCTGATACCACCTATAGGGAACAAGACTCCCTCATCTGTTGAAACTTCAACAATTTGAGTTTGTTTTGCGTACCCATTTCTTGTTCTATCAGAATTTAATCTTGTTTCAATCGTAGTGATTAACTCATTACGTTTTGTGTCTATATTTGATGTTGTTCCTTTTACATATCCAACAATTACAAAGTCAGCAGTTGCTTGTCTTGTAATAGTGCTTGAAGTCATTGTCTCATCTGATCTTACTTCGTTACCAGATTGAACAAAACAAGCAGGATATTGTTGTTCAGATAATTCATCTACATTAAATGGTTCTCTAGTAATCTTCTTTAATGTAATTGGAGATGTCCCAGTTGAAATTACTGTAACTATATTAGCAGCTATATCTTCTCGTTTACTCATAATATTTTACTTAGTTTTGTATATTCTTTCATAAATACATTTATAATAGGTTGTTGTTCTCTTTGTCCTATTGCAAAGAATTTACGTTTCTTTTGATTACCTAATGCTTTCGTATTCTCAAATTTATTTGCAAAGTAAATTATAGCTTGTGTTGGCGAAGATTTTTGAGTTATGTTAGATAACATATTACCTGAAAAATTTAAGTCAGGCCTAGAATTTTGTCTGCCCATAAAACTTCTGTATTCTTTATAACCACCTTGAAAAGTTTTGTAAGTTGGTCTTGATTTAGGTGTTATGTTAAAAAAGAATGGCCTAGTTGAATATGAGGGAAATGAATTTCCATCAGCACCAGTACCTTTTGAAGTTCTTTGTTTAATTAAACCCATTAAGAACTCAGCAGTTCTTCCTAATGCAGTTTTAACTATTTGTGGTTGTTCTCTTATTTGCCTTTCAAAATTTTGTGCAACTTGTAGAGAATTATCTTTAACAGTAATCATCTGATAAGTTGAAGTCTATGATAAGGTGCTTTTTCAGAATCAGCTATTGTATCGTTATTATCAGCATCATACTCAACACCATCTCTTAGTATATCTTCCATTTCGTTAGCATACATTGTTTGGTAGTGCTTCATCATTACTTGGAATCTATCTAGGTTGTCGTTAGAATTAAATTTAGTTAATTGTGGACAAGCATAAAAACCAATTACTCTATAAACACTTGCTCGTTTAAATTGTGCATCAGTTAATTTAGTTGAGTCCATTTCATTTGAATTTAAAACAGAAATATCTCTGTAAGTTGTCTTTGCGTAAATTGGAAACCATTTGATTCTTAAATCTCTTAAAATATCTTCTCTTGCTTGTGCGTGATAATCGTTAGGTGTTGTGAATGATGAAATACCAAATGTTAAAATATCTGGTTGGTAAAATGTTAAATCTGTTTCTGTTGAATAGTTTGCCATTGTATAATCTTGTTAAGATGATGGGGCTTTTACACCCCATCAAGGTCGTTAATTAAAGTGCTGAGTCCACTAATACTGTGCAACCATTAGCATCTTTAGCGATACCAACTCCGTACACAACAGTAGCTACTAACTCGTCTGCTCTCAAACTTGCATCTCTTTGAGATTCAATTTTGAAATCTTGCTTCATAGCTAATCCGATAGCTGATGGGTGAAATACTGCCCCATTAATATCGTCATAAGCATTGATAGTAAAGTTAGCATCTTCAAATACGTTGATACCAGCGATAGTACCAATATATCCGTTTCTAAGAACGTCATCTCCTAGAGCAGAAATTGAAGTAGCAGTTGAAGCAACATAACCTGATTGAGTTAAAGTCTTTTTCAGATTGAATAATGCTTTAGGGTGAAACACAGCATTGTATGGTGCTGGTACTCCACCTGATCTTAAAATTGCTTGTGCTTTGAAAAGCAAGTCAGCAGTAAGTTCAGTTCCTGCACCACCTAAGTCATTCGCAGAAGCGAAGTCAGAGAATAATGCAACTAAATCTACATCAACTTTTTTAGCAATTGCTTCACCAAATAATCTACCTAGATCAGCACCTACGTTTCTTGATGCTGTATTTCTAGCCATATCAGTTAGTGTTGCCATAATTCCTTTTTCGCCAACTGTGATAGTTGCGTTTGAAGTGCTTACAGCAGTATTTGTTAAATCAGTTGCTTCATTTACTGCAGCAGCCGATACAGTAGGATATATAGGTATATCAACTGTCTTACCTGCACCTGTTATAGGGTACATAGTTACTAGATTTCTTACAACTCCCATGTCTTGGAAAGTGAAGATCGCTTCTTGGATTATATTTTCGTATAGATCGTCCAGCGTTGTGTTTGTTGTTTCTGATGCCATTTTATTATTTTTTTTTATTGTTAGTTGTTAGTTTTTTATTGTTACTGCCTTCATTGTAAAGTTACCTTGTTCTCTTTTTCTTCTGATTTCAGCATATACTTTTCTGTCCTCTGAATTATTTAAGTCAAGATCACCTATTTTGAATTGCTTAGGGGAAGCACCACCAACTTTACCTTGTGAACCACTACCACTTTGAGTAGCCATCACATGATGAGGGTTGTTTTTTAAATATTCGCTAACCAAATCATTAACTGACATTGGTTCGCCTTTGTCTGAATATCTCGGAGTTCCGTTATCGTTTATCACTTCAACAGAACCGGTATCAGATAATCTAACACTTGATCTTAGTAACTGTTTAACTTCTGCTGGTTTAACAGCTTTCAGTCCACTAGCTACATTGACTAATGTTTCGTCTATTCTGATTCTTTGCAATTCAGATTCCAACGATTGGATTTTTGTATCCTTTTTTGAAACAGTTTCTTTCAAAACTTTATCAAATTCACCACGTTGTGTAGCGATTTCTATTTCCTTCTGTTTCTTTTCATCAAGAAGTTTTTTAGCTTCTTCAATGTCCATTCCATCTAGCTTATTAGATACAGATTTTTTATATCTCTCTAATCTTCTTTGAACAATGTTCTCTAGTTGTTCTTCACTAAATACTTTTTGCTCTGCTACTGTAGAAACTTCTGGGTTGCCAACATTTTCCTGAGATGTTGTGTTCTCAACCGACACTTGATTTACTTTGTCGTTCATTGTTTGTTCTCCTTCTATATTGTTATATTAGCTAATTATCAAGATAATTGTAAAAATGCAACAGAGTTGTTGCTTAAATGTCAAACAGTATATTCAAAAGTGCCATCTTCATTTACAGTTCCCCAATCTGTACTTATTGGTTGCCAATGATGTCTGCAATTATATCCACCTCTATCTAAGAATGGGTCGCTTCCTGATTTACCTTGCCACTCACTTTGCCATAAATCTCTAGCTTCTTCTTCTGTAAATATTTTGTTTGTATGTTCAACGCAAAAATCTCTACTGTCTCTAATGATTGAACCATA